GAGCCTATTTTCATAAATAGTTCGCTTCTTAGCGCTCAGTCAAGGCAAAGATACTATTGGACTAACATACCTGGCATAAAGCAACCAGAGGATAGAGGTATAGTGCTTAGAGATATATTGGAAGACAACTTTGATAGTGAAAGAGACAAAGCACATTGCATAGATGCAAACTATTACAAAGGTGCAAGTGTTGAGCAATATAAGAAGAAACATAGAAGACAGTTGGTTAATAAAACAAAACAAGTGGGCAAAATAAAAGATGGTGGCCAAGGTAATCGTATTTATTCTCAAGACGGTAAATCATCTACATTGTCAGCTCAATCTGGTGGCACAGCAGGTAATGGCAATACGCTTGTAGAAACAAAGCCAAAGCAAGTAGGCATAGCAACAGACATCAACGGACATGACATACTCAAACGAGTCTACAGTCCAGATGGTAAATCGCCAACAGTAACAACTTGTGGTGGTGGCCATAGAGAGCCAAAGGTAGCACAAGAAGATTTAACTTGGAGAAAGTTAACACCGCTTGAGTGCGAAAGACTGCAAACAGTTCCAGATAACTATACGAATCATGTGTCAAATTCAAGGCGCTATGCCATGCTCGGCAACGGCTGGACTGTAGAAGTTATCAAGCATATTTTACAAAATATGGAGTATGAAAATGATAGCAAAAGCTAAATGTGAAAAATGCGGCAGGACGATTCCTGTCAGTGAGTTGCTAAAGCATAAATGTGAGGGCGAAGTGCCTAAACATTTGCGCGATGTGCCAGAGGATAAAATGTCAAGCTTGCGCGCTATATTTGCGCCACGTTTTTAACGAAACGGCGGGCCTGTAAACCAAGCAACCACTACATAACGATTACCTTTGGTCACGGGTTTGACCTGGTGCGAGATAAATGAGCTGAAAGCTACGATTTCACCCACCTTTGGGCGGGTACAGCTAGGCTGATCGCCGGTTCTAAAGCACAGTTCGCCGCCTTCATACTCTTCATTCAGACAAAGTGTCATACTTATCTTGCGTGTGGCAGCTGTGCCGTCGGGTCCAATATCAATATGATAGCCGTAGCCGTTACTCGGAGCTTCATAATGGATAATTTGTGCTGTTTCGATGCCAGTAATTTGATAATTGAAGTATTTGTTGGCAGCAACAGCGATTTTATTAAGGATTCTGTAGAGCCGATCTTGTTTAGCGTCAATATAATGGATCTGCGCATCCCGGATATCAGTATTTGCTGTCTCCTTAGCGTTTTTGTGCACTTTTGCTTGCACTGGTTCACTTTCAACCAAGTAATCTAAGAACAGATCTACTTCATCTTGGCTAATCGACAGCCCAGTGACGCCGTGATTAGGTGGAAAAGTGTTTGTCATATCTGCGCCAGTTTTTTTTCAACACATCGAGCCAATGCTCCATGTCCATAACACATATTTTGTCGTTCTCGTGCGGCCACTCAAGGTTCATCGCGTGCAGTGGCACACACACGCGGATAGGTCTGCGGTTGAATTTAAAGATCAGGACAGGGATCTTGCCATCACTGGCACTGCAAACTTGGTCCCACCAGGCTTTTTTAAGCCATTCGCCTTCTTTGTAAAATTTACATTCAACCGCATGAAAGGGTATGTCGAGATCGCATAGATCTTTTTGCTGGTATTGGTCTAGATTGCGTTTCGTTTGGAAATCAATATTGTTATCGGCAAAAAAGCCGTTGAGAATCTTAGCTACGTCGCGTTCAAATTGTGCGCCCTTATTTCTAGAATTAATAGGCATTGATAAAGTTTCTCAAAACTTGCAAACAATTGCAAACTTAATTTATAACGAGCCTAGGCCTTTATCTTCATCCTCAGTATTTTTTTCGATTGACAGAGCAGTGACTCCGCCAGCACCTGCAATTGGTGCGAAGGAAAACATCTGGTCTTGGAAATGTTTTTTCCGGGCACCAGTTTTCATAAAATCTTCGGTAAAGTCGGCATCGGTTTGTTTAATTACTTTTAGACCACGTTTTTGTAAGATATTAATAACATCTTGGCTTGTGTTTTTGGGTACAATAGCGCCTGCAAATTCATCAAAGCCAACAGCTCGAATTGGTTTGGCTTCAAAGTATTCAACATTACGGGTAGCGTTTTTGATAAATAGATCTTCAAGATCTTTTATAAGTCCTTTAGGCGGCTCAAATGGATTGCGAGAGGTAATTCCTATGTTTTGAATAGCCTCTGCGTATGCATTTTGAAGTAAAGCTTCATTAAATTTTTCGCCATCTTCAATAGCTTCACCAACTCTCTTAAGTATATTGCTGCCGATACTCGTGTCGTAGGTGCTATATTTGGCGTTGGGATCAAAGCTAACTTTAAATCCATACTCAGCGTCTAGTAAATTATCTATTTGATCGCCTAAATCCATTGCGCTAGGTGGAAAATCAGTAAGTCTGCCGCGTTCGGCTTTTATATCAGGCAGATCTTTGAACTCCTTGGACATCAGTGCTTTCATTCTGGCTGGTGAATAACCACCAGCAAAGCCTTCACCACCGCGTTGCGTTTCTTTTATCATGCTATTGACTGCGTTTTCAAGAGTGTAGGGTTTGGTAACCGTAGTTTCTTCAAAGTCGTCAAAGTATTGCAGCACGCCGTCTTGGGAGAGGTATTTGTTTTTTTCTTTTTTCATCCATTCTCTGTAATTTCTAGATTCGCCTGATGCAAGAGGGTTGTTGACTAGATCTATATCAAGATAATCTCCCTGAAAACCGCTTTTTCTGGTAACAAAATCATCTATGTTTTTTCCTGTGTCTTTTAAAAACTTAAGTTTTCCTAAATCAGAGTTAAAAAACCTGTCAAGTTCATCAAGCCGATTTTCTGGGTAATACATATTGTCTTTTTGCAGATTGCGTAAAGCATATTGGCCTTGTTCAAGCTGATCTAGCTCACCATACTCTTTTGCTAACGATTCGTACTCTTTAGTTAGTTTCGATTCTGCTCCATCTTTGGCTAAACGAAGTTTCTTTGGCGCTCTAGGTGTGTAAGCATCAGCTGAATATACTTTGTTGCGAGGATCTATGGCTGGATCAAACTTTTCCGGCTTGCCAATTAGTTGAATGTTACCAAAGTTTCTGAGTGGGATCTCGCTTTCGGTTACTGCTAGACTGGGTGAAGGTAAACCACCCATGGCATCGAAACTGCGGATTGCTTCCTCAGAAGTATTGTGAACAAATATTAGGTTTTTAGATTTCATAGCATCGGAAAAATTTTTGGTGGCTTGGTCGGGTATAGCGTCTATGCCTTTTTTGACAACTGCTTTCGCTGGTGCGCCGGCTGCACCTAGAAAATCTAGTCCGGATAAAGCGACGCCAAGTTTATCGCCTTCGGCTTTGGCTAATTCACCACTGATAAACGGTAGGAATTGAGCTATGCCTTTAAGGGCGTCGCGACGCCTTGATGCAGGCGATGGAACCATCGGTCTAGTAAGGTAGTCGATGACTGGGCCAGGTTGATTTATTTGTAGTGGCAAAATACCGCCCACATCTGGAGCAGGATTCAATGCGTTGATGCCGTCGGTTTCCATGTAGTGATTGTAGCTTACGAATTGTTGGCTAGTAAAGTTGAAGGGTAGGATTCATTTTTTCATGTGATTCAGTGTGTCAAACCTAGTTATAACTACAACTGCAAACACGCTGGCCAATATTGGGTTGTAGGGGTCCCTAATATGTCTTTTTCCCTGTAAAAAAGCGACTCCAAGGGACTCCTGTTACTGTTGTGCTCACAATTTGCACTTATTTGCATAAAAGAATACATGTTTGCAACAGGCTGAAAGACTTGCTACATAAGGGTTTCAGAGGATCTTGTTTTTTTTCTGAGATTTTGGCGTTAAAAAAAGGCGACGGCGATTACGCAGTTATACACCTACTTATCTTTGTGCGAATAGTCGTCTGTATTTGCGCCGAGTAATTGTCCCAATCTTTCCTTGATTTGCTCTCGGCTCATCTTCTCTAGGTTAGCGTTGATGTTGATATTCTGAGATCTATTGATAGACAAACCAGCGAGCTGATTCAACTCTTTAATCGCTGACACAGCCGCATTATATTGTCCTTTCTCGTATGCACTCTCCATCACCTTCCACAACATCGTGCCTGTCTTTTGTGGTGTGATCGCATACTTCTCTGCTAACTCATCTTGTTTGATCCGGATAGCTTTTACCACGTTCGGATAGTCCTTCCCATTCAACAGCTTGTTCGCGCTTGCGCTCGGAAATTCATAACCAGCTTTTCTGGCGGCCTCGGTCATACCGCACGCACCTTCGGTGTAGTGCCACACAAAGCTGGCCTGCATCTCAGTCAAGCTATACTCGTTGTCCTTATCGAATTGAATCGGCGCTTGTGATTTTTTACTGGTTGGCTTTTTTGGTCTTGGCATGTTTGTCCTTCTTCTTAAATATTCTCTCCCACTCTCGATTATAAACCGTCTGTTTGCCGGGACGTCTTTTAGAGCCCTTACTCATAAGTGCACAGTGTAGAGTGTATAGCACTTCTATTATATATATTATGTAACGCGTAAGAATGTATTCTTATACTTAACCTTATTATAGTATATATATACACTATACCCTTATATATAGGAAACGTAGTCATAGCAAGGGATTGCGACAGGGTACAGCTACTTTTACTATACCCTGTGCTATACCCTTTTTCCCCTTGAAATCTCATCGAAAGAAGCGATCTGTGATAATCGCGGCGATCCCAGTGACCACAATCGAGGCCACGAGCACTGAAAAAAAGGTAACAGCTGCCACCTCAATAACCTCTTTTAGCACCTCAACCATCGTATCTAATATCCACAAAAACCCCAAGCTTCGCTTTCATTCTATCTAACGCTAGCTGTATATAATCTTCATTCAGCTCTAACAAAATAGCATCACGATCGTTGCCGGCAGCAACTATTCCTGTTGTGCCACTACCAGCAAACGGATCTAAGACTACTCCAGACTTAGTTTCATTTGTTTCGCAATCACATTGTTTTTGCACTCCTAAATCTATCGGTGGATTTTCTTTGTTATATTTATCTAATACTCCACCAACTTTTCTATCGTCCAAACCACTTCTTTTGTTTCTCTCTACTTCTAGTTGTTTTGGTCTTTGCATTGCACGGACATAGGGTTTATTACAAGCAACACATATCTTTTCAGGACAACCAGCTAATACGCATGGCTCTATTAAATCCATCGGAAAGGTTGCGAAGTGTGCTCCTTTAAATGGTTTAGTAGTTATTGTCCAGACTGAGCGTTTGTTTCTTTTGGGATTAGCACCTATTTTTTGTAGATTAGCTGAATAAACATTTTCTACAGCTTTTATCTTGTGAGGACTGTTTGGCCCGTTTGGAAACTTGGCATCTTCTTTTATCGCTTCATTATCAAAATAATACTTAGGATTCTTGCTTAGTAAAAAAATATATTCGTGTGCCTTTGTGCAACGATCTTTGACACTCTCTGGCATTGGGTTAGGTTTATGCCAAATAATATCTTGACGTAAAAACCAACCGTCTTGTTGTAAAGCTAATGCAACTCTCCAGGGTATGCCGCCAAGTTGTTTGTTTTGCAAATAAGTATCACCAAGATTTAACCAAACTGTGCCATCATCACGTAATACTCGTTTTACTTCTTTAAAAACCTTAACAAGGTTTTCAACAAACTCCTCTATTGTATCTTCCATACCAAGTTGCTTTTCTTCATCGTTGTAATTACGCAATCCCCAATAAGGCGGACTTGTTACACAAGTATTAATACTTTGATCGTCTAGTTTTTTTAGTAACTGCAAACAATCACCTTTTATCACCTCAATCATCAAAATTTATCCGCGTATGAGCCATAACTATCGTCATCTCCAGCTGCGCTGTAATCCAGATCAAAGATCTTCTTGCCGTTTGAGCGGCGCGGCTCGATGCCTCTATCGTGTAACACCCGACTTGCTTCTTTGAAGTCAGGCATCCTTGGCGCCTTGATGCCAAGATCACGCAACAATTTCGTCATTTGTACTGGCTTGGTATCCTCACTCTCAAAGTCCACATGCTCCAAGATCAGATCCTCCACACTCGACTGCGTACGATACTGCTCATTGCTGTTCTGCAAGAGCTCACGCTCATCTGGTGAAAGAAACCAATTCTTCTGTCCAGGCACATACATCGTCTCTTTGACCTGCGCCCACAACTGCTGCATATTGACGCCATGATTGACATTGATATCGCGCACTGCCAACACCCAAAATCTTCGATTGCCTGACGTGTCCGTCAAAAACTCGCGCGCATTAACTGACGCATAAAACGCCGTCCTACGCTGATAGGTCGTAAACGCCCGGTCATACGGCAGTCTTAGCTCATCCGTCTTCGCCGTCACAAACGCTTTGAGCTGGTCGATGTCCGACTTCTTAAACGTCGACTCGATCTCGCCTAGTTCGACAATCCAATGGCTAACCGCCCGCTTGACGCTGTCTTTATCCGACGGATTCAGCGTTGCACCTTCTAACAGCCAACCTTTATTGTAATCACATAGTCGCTTAAACCATAAGGTTTTCCCGAGTCCTTGAGCGCCCTGCAACACGAGAATCCCTTCGAGCTCAACGCCATTCTTTTCAAAGGCAGCAGCTACGCAAGATATAAGCCATTTTTTCAGCAACATATCGCGTAACTGCGCCGACTCCTCCGTTGTTAACGAGTCCAAAAAGTCTGGCAGTCTATCGACTCCATCCCACGGCTCGCTCTCTATCCATTCTTTCACTGGGTTGTATTCGCGTGCTAAGACCTTCAAATAGTCGCGCACTTTAGTATGCGGTATGCCCATATTGATACACCGATTTTCAATCTCTATCAGGCTGGCCTCCTCATGCATGTCAGCAATAAAAGTCATGTTCGGTATATCTATCTCCATCTTCTTTTTAATGACGTTGTAGCGCACATCAACGCCATGCGTCAGCAATACCCCACCGATATTGTCTTTGGTGTTCAAGAAGCGTCCGCTTGCAGATCTGACAAAGTCAAACTCCACCGGGACATCGACACTCTGCATGACCACTTCGCCTTCGACGACTGCAACTTCGTTCTTGTGGTCATTATAATCGCCCTTACTCTCTGGCATTTGTATCTCTGCATAACCACCGACTTTCTTAATATAAGCTGCCGCTTTCTTTGCTTCCTTCTCACCTGTTTTACTATCATCGTTATCGGCGACAAAGACATGCTTATGATTAGGAAAGTATTTATACATAACCTCAGCCACTGGCGAGAGATTAAATGCATCAAAAGCCACTACTACCGGTTGTGATCTATCTGCATAAATCGACGCTGCGGTCGCATAGCCTTCGGCATAATTAAGCGTATCTGAACTATTAAAGATCTCTCTGCCGAGGAGAAAAAAGCTACCGCTTTTTTTAGAACCAGTGAGAAAACGCTTAGAGCCATCGGCGGCAATAAACTGCAACCCAACGATAGTGCCCTGGCCATCCTTCATCGGAATTACTAAATTATTGTGCGCGTCCTTTTTTAACCCATACGCCAAAACCTGTTTGTTCTCCAGGTATTCATGTTTCACACAATCCTCAGCTCGATCCCAAATGGACTGCGCTCGCTGTGCAGCCTGCGTATATTTTTCTGCTGTCTTGACCTCTGCTTGACGTCGTAGCTCCTCGATCTCCGCCTTCTGCTCTTTTGTCATGCGATACCTTTTACTATTTTCTGGCTTCCAAGTAGCTGTGGGTTGATCCGTGCTGACTCGATAATCGCCTAGTCTACCGTAGGGGGATGACTGATCGAGCCAAGCCTGATACCAACCCACGAGCTTACGCTGATTGCCGATATTGATGTAGGCCCGACCTATTGAGCCATCGGTAATCAGTCCCTTATTGGGATCGGGTTCATAGCCATGCTCGGCTAAGAAATCTCTAAATTGAGAGGTGTAATCCTTAGTAAAAGGTTTGTTGAAATTTTTGTTAGGTCCTTTAATTTTTAATGACATCAATCCATCGCTATTTTTTTGTGTTTACTTCTTTTATAAAAGTGTATAGAATATTACCCAAGTTTATTATAATTTGCAAACACATTTCATACAGGAGGAGTTATGCTTAGATACAATAAAAAAAAATTTATGAAAGACATGTCCGGGTTTTGGTCACAGAACACTGAGGCATGGAGAAAAAAAAGAGCAGAGATTGATAAGGCAAGATATGTTTACAAAGGTGGCGAGAAACAAAAGATAAAAACTTTTGATGAATATTTGACTTACATCCAAGACAAAGATGCTGTAATTTGGTCAACACAACATTTCGATGGCAAGCCATCTGATCTTGATGACAAAATGAAAAGAACTTACACCAAACACATCAGATTTTTTGATAACAAAGCAGACAGACACTTGTTTTGCAAGAGCCTAAAATTTAATTTTAGTAAACACATTAACATTAAAGATTATTTACAAAGCAACTACAATTCTGCAAAAGATCTCAGAGAGTTAGCAATCAGTTTTTACGAGTATCATCACGATGACTATATTGATTTTGTCAATGTCTTTAGATTTATTCATCACGATGATCTAGATTTAGATTAATTATTAATAAAACAAACTTAGCGAGGAAAAAAATATGAGTTTAACAATAAGCGGTGAAAACAGCGGTGAAGACCGACCAACATTACAACCAGGCATTTATCTTGGCGCCTGTTATCAAATAGTTGATATGGGTGAATCCGATGTCATTTTCCAAGATACAAAAAGTAAGAAAAAAAGAGTGCAACTTACCTTTGAAGTTACAGAGGCATTAGATCCTAACAATAACGAAACCTTGATGCCAGATGGCAGACCGTTTGTAGTTTCTAAAACCTATACAGCATCGTTGTTTGAAATGGCTGCGTTGCGTAAACATATAGAAAGCTGGAAAGGTAAAAGTTTGACAGAGCAAGAACTGCAAGGATTTGACATAACAAAGTTATTAGGGAACACAGCAAGGATTGAGGTTGGGCACACCAAACCTAAACCAGATGGCACTGGAGGTGGCAATCAAAAGATTGTTAATCTGCAAAGACCAGACGGCGGTGTTCAACAAGTACAAACTCATAACCAACAACAGTCTTTTGATCTTGATGTTTATTGTGAATACCTTAAAGGCAATAAAACGCCAGCAGGGCAAGCAGCATCTGATCTTTTCGATGGCTTACCAGACTGGCTACAAGGCGAGATACAAAAAAGTTTTGAGTATATAGCTGCTGATAAACAAATGCCTGAAACCACGATGGCTGATGATTTATCTAATTTAACCGATCAAGCTGCGGCGGAAATGAACAGTGACGACTTTGATAGCGACGATAGCAAAGGCGGACTAACTGAGGACAATATTCCGTTTTAGTTTGGCGGCAGGCAACAACCCTCCTACTCACATAACTCCAACATGAGTTAGTTGCCTGCCACATTACCGAGGACATTATGTTTGAAGATATGAAACCAGGTATATACGAAGATATACCGTACGAAGAGTATGCTCAAATTCCAGCGTTTAGATCTCACGATCTAACTGCGGTCATCAAATGCCCGTATCGCTGGAAGCATCAAAAAGAAATGGCGCAAACACCAGCCCTATTAGAAGGCCGCGTGCAACATACTGTATTTTTAGAGCACCACAACTTTGACAAAGAGTTTGTAATCCAACCGAATATTGATCGCAGAACTAAAGTCGGCAAGGAAGACTATGCTAACTTCATGGCAAGTGTGGGTGAGCGCACAGCAATTAGCCGGGACCTGTATGACGTTTGTATGGAGAGGCGCGCAGTTGTGCAAGAGTATGTGCCAGCCAAAGATGATCTGACTGAGCTGACGCTCGTCTTTGAGCTGCATGGCCATCCTTTCAAGTGTCGACTCGACTGGTATGACGGCGAGCGCGTTTGGGATTTAAAAACCTGTCGTGACGCTTCACCTCGTGGTTTTCGTAACGCAATTAACAGTTTCAACTATCACATGCAAGCTGCGTTGTATGTAGATGGGTGTAAAGCCTCTGGCTTGCGTGCTGATGGTTTTAACTTCCTTGCACAGGAAAAGGCACACCCTTACCCTTATGGCGTTTATACGCTATCTGATGAAGCGCTAGAGTATGCTAGAGCTCGTAATGAGCAAGCGTTAGAATTGTTGTTGAGGTGTAAAGATAAAGATGATTTTAGACCTTACAACCTAGACGGCGTCCAAGTTGTAGAGATCTCAGATTTGTATTAGTGGTTGCTTACGCCACCTCCTTAAACTCGTAGGTTATTGTTTTTCCTTTCTGGCTTGCAAAATCCCCACCCACAAAAGAAAAAGCGTTGTCACCTAATATTTCTACATATTTTGCTTTAGGAAAATAGAGCCAAGATCCACCCTCAAAACATATCGCGTTGGTTTGCACGACATCTATTTTTCTAGTGACGTTGAGATATTTGTCAGTGTGGTCATTCCTTACACACTTTAACTCAGTCCCCTTAGTCAATTTTCTTTTTACATCGCTAAAAGTTTTCATTACACCACCTCCTTTTTTTTAAGCGCTTTTAGTATCAACTCAAGTTTCTCAAGATCGTCCCAAAAA